AAAGGCCGTCTGAAACAGGTTTTAAACCCCATTTCAGACGGCCTTTAATCAAGCTTTAAAAATCCCAGCCTTCAGAATCCATCCCAACCCTCCATCATTCCTGCCAACCTCCCAGTAAATCCACCAGCTCACCAAGAATCGCACTCAGTGCAGCCGCCATCAGTAGCTGTGTGGCATAAGCCATACTTTCCGCATCATCGCAGCTGCCTTCAGCTTCTTCCTGCACAACGTCCAGCCATTGGATACGTTTCAGTGTTAAATCCTGTGTCAGAATAAATGCTACGCGGTCATTCCATACCAAGCCAAGTTCGGTTACTTTCATGCCGTTTTTGGCGTGTTGTACCACATCTTCGGCGGTAAGGTCTTTGCGGCTGATTTTAACTTTTGGGGCAACATCACCTACACCAACCAGGGTAACATCACTATCCAACTCAAACCGGCCTTGAGCTTCTCCCTGCAACAGCCAATTAGTCATCAAAGATGACGGCGATTGACGGGTATCCGGTTGTTGAGCAGGCAGACCGCCAAGGGCTTCGCGCAACTTGGTCAACAGGTTTTCTGCCTTGCGGCGGTTGGCAGTATCCGTCCACAACCAACCTTTAGCCAGCAGACCATTTGTGCGGCTGCTTTTTGTAAGGGCTTTGGGCAGCAGCTCGTCGATAATAGCTTGGCGTAATTCCATTTTTTCTTTTCGTCCGACGTTACGGCCTTCGGAAGTTTGGATTTTGGCAACTTTTTCATCTAATTTATGCTTGATGGCTTCAGCCGGCAATACTTTTTCTTCGCGCTTCAGGGCGATAAGCATAGTTTTTTGCGCTCCAAACACGGCAAGGTCGGTAAACGCATTCGGGTGGGTGAAGCCCTCGGAAAACCAGTCCAAGCCCTGTGGTTCGGTAAACCAACTATTTCCAAGAGATTCATCTAAATAGCGTTTTTCGGGCAATTCCGGCAAGCGGAATGGGGTAACTTGTTTAAACCACATATCTAAATCCTTTTTAAAAAAAGGGGGCGGGCTGCCCCCCCCCGTGGGTCAGTTTGCTTTACTCAGCCTTTTTGCGGTCTCAAACTCAACCGCATCCATCAATTTCTTGATGTTATAAGCCGTCATCTGCGCCATCGTCAGTTTGCCTTGCGGCTCCAAATCGCCGTCATAACTGATGGTCACGCCGTTCAAGCCGTTTACTGGCATCTCGTCTTCTATCGTAATAACAATTTTCGCCATCACATCAACTCCTGCTCCGTAGGCTCAATCACAAAATCCTCAAGCCCCGACACAATCTTAATTCCCGGCACTTGACCATTGGCAAACTGCTCACGCTCATTCAAGATGGCGTCTTTGTCGATTTCCTGCTTGGTGCGGATAAAGCTTTGATATGCCGTTTTTTCCGACATCCAAGCCAAGACGGCGGCGACGCCTGTTACCTTGACGCTAGGCGGGCGGATGCGCCATTTGACGAGTCCCGTCACAAAATCCACCGTCTTGGTCTTGCCGTTTTCCGTCAGATCATCCTTGTGTGCCTCGCAGTAGGCGGCGACGGCAGCGGTCAGGCGTTCCGATTCGGCTTTCAGTGGCGCGGCAAGCACGGCGTATTCTTCTTCAATCACCGCTTTTTTATCGCCCGCTTCGGTTTCCAAGCGTTTGATTTCGCGGTTCAGGTCGCCAATCGTGCGGATATGCGCCGTTACCTCGGTTTTGTCTTGTGCGGCTTCGATTGCCGCCTGTTTGATACGTTGTTTAGCCATTTGATTTTTCCTTTAATCTTGATCTGATAAGTCTCGTAAAATTTGACTTAAAAAATTCTCGTGGAGGGCTGTTTGCCTTTTTCTCAGATAGCCTGCTACAGCATGTCCGGCAAAGATTGCAGGAGTTTTTTCACTATCATCTCCCAATCCTTTGATTTCAAAATCAAATAAGCTTTTGGTACTATCTTTAATAGTAATAATGACTTTAGCCATTTTCTTTATCCTTTCTTAGTTTACTTTTCGGTCCGCATCTCTCAACTGTCTTGCCAGTTGCAATGCTTTTAAATTCGCGACGGCTGCCTTCATAAATCCTTCCGCATCTCGGGCGGCATCGCTGCTTACGCTGGCTAAAAATTCCCTTGTCAACGCAGCCATCAGGTCGGGAGCTTGATACTCACCGTTTAGATTGATTTCGGGCAACTCAACGCGGCAAATACCATTTTCCGCAACGATTTTAAAAACATACTCTTTCATTTCACTTACCTTTCTTACTTAAAGCTTCTTTCACTTCCGCCATTTTCTGACGGCCTTTTTCTTTATTCGGCGCAGGCTTTTCCAGCATCGCCCTGGGTATCAACCGTGGCGGCAGGTTGCGGAGCAGTTCGGCAGGGTGCGGCCATGTTTCCGCCGCCTGCAATACCTTAAACCCCGTCTGAATCCGTATCGGGTCATACTCCGGCGAGACGATTTCTTTTTTCTCCTTCAGTTCCCGATACCAAATTTCCGCGACGACCGGCATATCCTGCGCTGCGGGGCGGTTGGGCAGATTCAGCGCGGCGAGCAATGCAAATCCTGTCGCGAGTTCCTGTTTCGCCCAATCATCCCCCGCCCATTCGCCCAAGGCTGCCACACCTTGCCGCAGTTTTGACGGTGCGCCGCCTTCGCCCACTCTCCCTGTTGGAGAGGACTGGGGAGAGGGCAACCCCGAACCCTGCCACTGGCTCACAATCTCCAACAAATAACCGTGTGATTTCAGAGGCAGTTTCAGACGACCTTGATCGCGGGCGTTGACGGTTTCGTTAAAGCCGTGCAACCAAGCCTCGGCGGGAGCGGGGGAGAACACCCCGTCGCGTACTACCTCCTGCGCCTTAATCATCGGCATCAACTCGTTCAAAAGTTTCGCAGTACGCGCCCAAGAGAGCTGCGATTTGGCGGGTCTGAACAAGCCGACATACCGTATCGCCGCCTTGCCCATTTCAGCGTCCATCTCCAACACAGCCCGCAATACAGCCGATGCGTCGGCATCGTTGATTAAGCTGTCCAGACTATGCACCGCCCCGCAGTTCGGGCATTTGATGTTCATTTAATCACCCCGAGAATCGCCAAAAACGCCACAAGGACAACAACCAACCCAAAAAACATACCGCAGGCATCCAAAACAACAGCTTTAGTATGCTGCTTAAACCAGTTTTCAATCAGGCTCATAAGCGACAAAACCACCAGTGCCAAACCAATCAGCCCGCAGATCAATAGATAAATCATCATTCCGGTAGTCATCATATTTCCTCCCAAGCTTCTATTGCCATTGTCAGCGTTGCCGCCTCCGCCGTTTTCCAAATACCGTCCGGCGCGCGGGCGGCAATCACAAACCCTTCGCCGTCTTTTTTCATAACCATCAGCTCGCCACGGTCTTCGAGCCATTCGGTCAATTCTTTTTCATTCATCTTTGTTTCCTTCCGTTTTCAGACGACCTTTGCCGTCCTTATCTTCAAACTGCGCCTGATATTCGGCGACTTCCTGTTCGCGGTTTCGCTTCACCATAAACTTCGTCGCGCGGCGGCGGTGTTGCCCCCATGCCTGCCAATCGTTGTTCCGTCTTTTAAAGCTCATTTCGCAGACTCCCTAAACTTCAATGCCCATTCGGCATCCGCTTTGCGCGTATCTGTTGCCGTCCAGTACCGGTTATCCATAATGGCGGGAGCGGCAGGCCAACTGTCGCCCCAAACCGAGCGGGCGACGGCAGGTCGTCCAAACTCAAGTACCGTCCCGCGCTTTTCGCGATGCCATTCCATATTCAACCGAGCTTCTTTTTCCATCTGCTCCGCCCAACATTTCGCGCAACGTTGGGTTCGCTTCCGTACCCCGTTTTTATCCAAAGTCCAAGCAAATGCCGATTCAGGCTTCATCTGTTTGCAAATTCGGCAGGGTTTCAATTTGGTTAACATTTCCCGCCCCCTTTCCGGCTGCGGTATGCCGCGTCCATCCATGCCTCCAACACCTCACGCGCCGCAACTTCCACTCTCAAAATCCCGCGCAGACGCTCGTTTTCAAGCAAGATACCTTCCGCGTAGATAAACATCCCGATCACTGCGCCCAGCGCAGCCCCTAAAATCATCCAAATCAACCAAATTTCCATCATTTTTGTACCTCCTGTGGTTTCCAACCCTTCACAATCGCCCGTTCGCCGTACTTGGCGCGGATTTCCTCGACTGCCCGTTTCAAAGCCAATTTCTTGACTCGGTTCAGTCCCCGTTTTGGACGTCTGAACTTATTCATAAACCACTCCTTCCATCTTCTGCTCCACACTCATTGCCTCGTAGGCATGTCTCGTTTTCAAAACTTCCAAATCCGCCTGTCTGTCCATCGCCTCGACCTTAGTCGGCTCTTTCGCAACCGGTTCGGGTTCTTGGGTGCAGCCATACAACGCCATTCCCGAAACGAAGCACCACACCCCGACCACCATTCCAACCGGCACACACCGCCAAAAACGTGGCGCCACAAACATCTTCCAATCAACTTTCTTTAAAACTTGCATTTTCGTTTTCCTTTAAAAACAATAACTTATTAAAATCATAGGGTAAAAAAATATATAGCCCTGTCAAAGACTTACCGTTTCAGACGACCTATCGGATAATCAATGTCGAGTATTTTTTGATGATGCCCGATTGCATTTTGATGCCGTTTTTATTCGCCGTTCGTACCGCACCGCACATCAACTTACTCATCCGTCGCGTATTGCCGTTACTTTGTTTAACCAGTTCCGCAATCGTTGCATCGTCTGCTTCCGGCATCGCCGCTCTGGCAATTTCCTCCAATTCGTCATCTGGCATGGAGTCACCCAAATTCAGCGCAACCGACACTCGGCTATAAAGTTGCACCAGCTCGCCATGCTTACCGCGCAGATTCGCCACCAGTCGGGGCATACCACTTAAAACCAACCCGCAGCCCGTGTCGTCATGCAATCGGCGGATAATCTCAAGGGCGCGTAATGGCAGGTTTTCCGCTTCATCGACTACAATCAGACGGCCTGAATCGCGCAGGCGGTCAGATACAGACTCAAACAAATCATTCAGGCTGCCGACCGTGGAGACCTTCGCCGCTGCCGCCAACTTGCGCATCAGCACAAGTGCCGTAAAGCTAGGATTAGCCTCAATCAGGATGGCGGCAGGATTCTTCTCGCAGTAGTTTTTGACCGCCTGCGTCTTGCCCAAACCCGCTTGGCCGTAGATCACCACTGTGTCGCCCGCCTCGTGTGCGTCGCGCATCACTTCAGAGATTCGGCGGGTCGTTTTGGTCGATACAAACCCCAACACCAGCTCTTCGCGTTGCGCCTTACTTTCCTGCACCTCTAAAAACGCTTCTATTTTCGGCTCGATGGTTTCATATTTGCCGCCTTTTGCCGCGTAGGTATCATTCAGGTACATACTGATAGATGCCGGAGATACCCCGATACCGCGCGCAAGCATCGTCTGATTCATCCCTGATTTGGCTTTAAATTCAGCCAGTTTTTGTTGCAGTGCTTTGTTGACCGTATTTGTCATGATGTTTTCCTTATTAAAAGTGTTTTAAAACCGTTTTAACTACATATCCGCCTCAAACAAGACAATCTCATCGTCTGTTCCCGTTTTCGGCAATACCGCATACTCCGCCTCGATGACGTTTCCGCCCAAATGTCCCAGCTCGTCCCAAACCGCAGCCTGTTCCAAAGCCGGATTGACTTCCGCATTCGCGAGCTTGATTGCATTTTCCGCCCGCTTGATTTTGCCTTTTCGGCGTTTTTCCGCCAGTTGGTCGATACGCGCCGTCGGGAACGCCTCGCGGCTATTGCCGTTGACTTGTGCCTTAGTAATAAACTTACCGTCCATATCAAACACATTGACCGCCGACGCATCGTCCAAATCGTAACTGACCCGTACCTCGTCTTTGTGATACTCCGCCAGCTCGACTGAAAAATAAGAGTTGTTGAACAAATCCAGCCAACCGCGCTGTACCTTTCGCACCTCTTGCGGCATAAACATCGTCGCCAGCTCTTCCGCCGACAACATATCCGGCGCGATACCGTCCTGTTCCAGCCTCATTTCCCGATAAGCCTTCGGCGTATAATGCCCGCCGTCAGGATGTCGGGGCAGCTCGCCGTGCGGGCGGTTGTTGTATTCGTCGATACACTTGACCACATCCGCAATAAAACGCGACCAGCTCGGCAGTTTTTTCAAATATTTCTGTTGTTCCTCCGTCAAATCCTTGCCTTTTTCCAAGGCGTTGAACGCACTTTCCATCTTGCGGTACATCAGGTTCTTCGTGCTGCTGTCCATCCCGCTGCCCGTGAAAGTCTCATACTGACGCGCCATTTCAATCAGATTGTCTTTCCACCATCGCTCGATGATGCCGCGCCCTTGCGGGTTACCCGCGATACCCGTTTCATGTCGGATACCCAGTCGGGACGTAATACCCGTGATTTCATGGTCTATCGTCTTACCCGTCTGACCGCCGCCGTTGTCCGAGTAATAGATAATCGGCAAACCATAGTGCTTGACCCCGATACGCAGCGCGTCCGATACCGCTACGCAACTTTCAGCCAGCGACACCGAAAATCCCACTACAAACCGCGTACATCCGTCGATAATCACCGTAACTTCAGGCTTAAACGGCCTGCCGTGTACCGGATGCGCGACTTTCGCTTTGAAACTGTGGCCGTCGCCGATCCAAACATCGTTCGGCTTCAAAGCCCCCCAATCACGTTTCACATAAGGCAGCAGCGATTTATAAGCCGCCCCCGTTTTCCTGCCGCGCTCCTGCATAATCAGCGGGAGCTTTTCCCAAACGCGCCGCACCATACTCAAGTTAGGCACATCATTGACCGGCATATTTTCCGCTTCAGCCCACTGCACAAATCGGCGGTAACTGTGCGCCAGCTTCGGCGCGGACGGAATATTGTGAAACTGCATAAACATCGGCAACCAACCATAGCTCTCAATCGGTTTAACCGCCTTCGTGGTCTTCGGAGCCAAAGAGACCAACCGCTCCGTCGCGTTTTCCGCTTTCAAATAAGCAGATATCCAGCCGTCTAAAGTACGTTCGCCAACCTTTGCCGACCGACTGCGGTCATTTGCCGTTTCCAAGTTGCCGAGCGTAACCTCGTCCAACTTACCCTCCGCCAGCAGCCTCAAAAACTGAGCCACCGCAACCTTGGCAGAGCAACCGTATTGATATTTGATACCCAACACCGCCGCCACCACCGCACATCGCGCATCCGCCACTGACCGTTGTTTCTCGTTCAATCGCTTTGCCGCTTCCGCCAAGACTTGAGGCGACATCGCCGTTTTCTCCTGTCTGATTTGGGGCAGGGTTTTCGGCATCTTCTCCGCCAGTTCGTCCGACTGCCGTTTCATGATGGCGGCTCGGATTTCGGCAGGGAGAGAGGCAATCACATATTTTTTCAGACGACCTCCGCGTGCTTTGCCAACTTCTTCGATGTACGGCCAGCCTTGTGTTTTGGCTCGGTATCTAATGCTTTCGATATTTTTTGGCAGATTTGGCAAACTTAAATTTTTCAGCTCCTCTAGCGATATGGTGTTGCTCATTTACAGCTCCTGATATAAACTTTTGTTTACTCTTTCGAGTAATTTAAACCTGTTCGGGATAACGGCTAGGCCAAATCTCTTGAGGTGGTACGCCGAGAAAGTCTGAAATAATCCGTTCGCCTTTTGGATATTTAAACTGCAACGCGCTTTTTAATGTATTCGCGCTCAATCCGGATTCGATTGATAAAGCAGTAATTGTTTTCCCTCGTTTGCGAACTGCTGCGACAATTTCTGCACGATGCCAATCTTGTTTTCTGCTTTCCGCATTTTCGATTTTTTCTATTAGTCTTTCTTTTTGGGTTTTCATAAGTCTTCCTTTTGGGTTTGCTTGCTAAGTCATTTGACTTAGTGAAACGAATAATACTAACCAAAAGGATAGTTGTAAACCCTTTTGGTTAGTAAATTTACAAACAAATGGCAACTATTTTATAAACTTTTGTTTTTAATTGAGATTATTTCTAACCAAAAAGGAAGGTTTTTTGGTTAGTCTTTTTGTTAGAGAGATACACATGACTTTTAAAAGCAGACTTCAGCTTTTATGGCCTGATTCGACGTTGGAAGAAATAGCCTCCAAGATAGATATGTCCTACATGGGACTTAATAAGGTATTCGCAAAAGATGGGCTGCCGAAAGCCGAAACACTCATAAAAATTCAAGATGTTACGGGCTGCGACCTCAACTGGTTGCTGACAGGCAAGGGCGTTCCATACCTTGACCGCGCCCGTCCTGAGAATGCCGGAGCCTTCCCCGTATCCGATATCGGCGCAGGCGCGGTCGATACGCTCGGCAACCCCGTCGATTTGCGCGAATTCGTCTTTATTCCACGGTACAGCGTCGAAGCCGCAGCAGGGCATGGACAAGCCGTCAACGATGAAAAACCCTTATTCTGTATGGCTTTCCGCCGCTACTGGATAGAAAACTACGTCACCCGCCAAACAGACAAACTCTCCGTAATCGCCGTCAAAGGCGACAGCATGGAAGGCATCCTGAACCACGGCGACAACATACTAATCAACCACGCCGAAACCGAGCCGCGCGACGGCCTGTACGTCCTACGCATAGGAAACGACCTTTTCGTTAAACGCGTGCAACGTATGCCGGGCAAGCTATTGGTAACATCAGCCAACCCACATTACGCCCCCTTTGAAATAGACCTAAGCCATACAGACGACGACATCGCCATCGTCGGACGCGTCGAATGGTTCGGCCGTTCCGTGAACTGATTTTAAAAACCTCTTAAAACCCGTTTAAAAACCTATCAAAACCCGACAGCTTTCAACAAAAAACCGCGCATTCCCGCGCGGTTTTGTGAAAAAGCTGATGCAACTTTTTTCAAACGCAAAAAACGCCGAAATCCACGTCTTTCCAAGATTTCGGCGTTTTTATATTACTTATTATTTGTGCAAAAACTAACAGTCCCCCACAGAGGATTGGATTCGGATGTTCGGGCGGAAAATCGCAGACAAAGCCCACGCTGCGGATTGGTTTATCCTGAGCCTTGCCCATTTGACCAAAAGGTCGTCTGAAACCGAAATTGGTTT